AAGTTTGTAGGTTTATTCCCACTTGATATTGCCCCAATTGATTTAGATTGGGGTTCGAATGATGTGATTGAAGAATATTCGACCACATTCGCTTTCCAATATTGGGAATCAAATACTACAACTTAATATGTTTTTGTTTGAGGGACTTCGGTCCCTCATTTATGTTTAATTGAATTGGAATAATACAATATATGGCAACTAATAAATTCTCACTCTTTGGTTTTGAGATTGCTCGGAGAAAAACCGAGGATGAAAAATCTGCACAACCATCCTTTACACCACCTTCTAATGAAGATGGTGCATTAACCATTTCTTCGGCCGCATATTATGGCACATATGTTGACTTGGATGGTACGGCTAAGAATGAAGTAGAACTTATCTCTCGTTATCGTGAGATGGCCATGCAACCAGAGATTGAATCGGCTATCGATGATATTATGAATGAAGCCATCGTGCAAGATGATGATGGCAAAATTATTGAGATTGTGTTGGATGATTTAGACCAACCAGAGAAAATTAAAAAAGCAATTAAAGATGAGTTTCATACCATATTGCGTTTACTTAATTATAAGCATATGGCGCAAGACATCTTCCGCCGTTATTATATTGACGGTAGGTTATATTATAATGTGCTTATAGATAAAGAAAATCCAATTGCTGGTATTAAAGAATTACGATATATTGATCCACGCAAACTTCGTAAAGTGCGTGAGATTAAAAAGAAAAAAGATGAAAGAACAGGCGCAGAGATTATAGATGTATATAATGAATATTATATTTACAATGATAAAGTAGTAACTGGTTCTTCTTCTAATTATGGTCCTGTTGGTGTTCGTATTACACTAGATTCTATTGTTTCGGTTGTTTCTGGTTTAATGGACTCTCGCCGTGCTGTTGTGTTGTCATATCTACACAAAGCAATTAAGCCACTCAATCAATTAAGAATGATTGAAGATGCCACAGTTATCTATCGTATCTCACGAGCACCTGAGCGCCGTATTTTTTACATTGACGTAGGTAATTTACCTAAATTAAAGGCCGAACAATATCTGCGTGATATTATGGTCAAGTATAAGAACAAGTTGGTTTATGATGCACAGACTGGTGAAGTCCGTGATGACCGTAAATTCTTGTCAATGATGGAAGATTTTTGGTTGCCACGCCGTGAAGGCGGTAAAGGTACCGAGATTACTACATTGCCTGGTGGTCAAAACTTAGGTGAATTAGAAGATGTTAAATACTTTCAAAAGAAATTATATAACTCATTAAGTGTACCTATTTCTCGTTTAGAACCAAATCAAGGTTTCTCTATTGGTCGTGTTGCAGAAGTTACTCGTGATGAATTAAAGTTTGCAAAGTTTGTTGACCGTTTGCGTAACAAGTTTTCTGATATCTTTAATCAGGCACTCCGTGTGCAATGTGTATTAAAAGGTATCTGTACCGCTGATGAGTGGGACCAGTTTAAAGAACATATCTATTATGATTTCATTAAAGATAATAACTTTAGTGAACTCAAAGATGCTGAGTTGATGAGAGAAAGATTATCTCTTTTGTCCGCTGTAGATCCATACACAGGTCGTTATTTTTCACAAGTATGGATTCAACGCAATGTATTGCGATTGACAGATGACCAGATTAAAGAAATGCAAGACGAAATTGATGAAGAAAAAGAAGCGGGTCTTGGATTACCAGTTGGTGTTACAAATGATGTGGCACAAGCACAGATGGTAGGTGATGTTCAGGCAGACCAACAAGCCGCTTTAGCAACACATCAAAATGAGTTGCAACAAGCTCAAGATATGGGTGCACAACAAGAACAGAAATCAGTAGGTACGTTTGTTAAATTGAAACAGATATTATAAATATTTAAATTGGAGATAAAATGGCAGATACAAGACAAATTATAGACTACGCAGCACAAGATAATGCTAAAGAAATGCGTGACGCATTATATTCTGATATCCACGACCGAGTAATGGGTCATATTGATATGAAAAAACAAGAGATTGCAGTAAATCTAATTAAACAACCAGAACAAGAAGAACAGGAATCATCAGTTGAAAACACTTAAAGAATTTCGCTCTTTGAATGAAAAGGAAGACCATGGTATGCCTATGGATCCTCCTGCTGTTTTGATTATGAAACGCAAATCAATTCGCCAGTTTCCTGGTAATCAGAGAGTGGCTCTTTACTATGTGGATAAGATTAATAAATATGTCACCGTACCATATACAGCCATGCAATGGTCATCAACAGGTAGTATGGACGAAGAAATAGAAACCGAACAGGAATAAAAAATGGCAACGTCAAATAGCACACAAATTTTAGTTGATACAACAAAACGCACCGTAATTAAACGAGTTGGCATTTTTGATGCCGCTGGCGGAAATGAAGCCTTAACAGTTGTTATTGACCCACGAGCTCTGTCTGGTGCGTTAAATGCTAATAACTTACCTTATCAAACAGGTAATACAACTGCTCCTGGTTTTGCTAATTCTGCATTTACAATTTCTCGTGTTGTTTATAATGTTGATGCAGAAGTTGGTCACCTACAATTAAAATGGCAAGGCACAACATCTGATGCCACAATTTTTGCATTAGGTGTTGGTGCTGGTGATACAAATCCACAATATCAATTACCTGCAATACCAAACAATGCTGTTGGTCCTACAGGTAACGTAACCATTACAACCGCTGGTACAACCGGTAATGCTGCCTACACATTAATTATCGAATTACACAAGAACAACCAATATTATAGTTCTGGCCAATTTACTGATCCAGCTGCATTTAACTATCCTCCTTATGGTGTAACACCGTAATGAGAGATTTTGTTTCTAAACTATTACAAGATAAAATAGTTGAAGCAAAAGAAGTTTTGAATCAACGCATACAAAACTTGGTTAACGAAAAATTAAACCAAGTTAAGATGCGTATTACAGCTGAGATGTATGATGATTTTGAAATTGAAGTTGAAGAAGAAGAACTATCTGAAGCCAATGTGCAAAAGATGGGAAGAACTAAACTTATTCGTGTAAGATTTCGTGCAGGAAAAGTTCAACGGAGAGTTAAGAAGTCGGCCGTACCAGGTTTTACAATTCGTGGTGGCAAGCTCGTAAGAATGTTACCACAAGAACGTAGGCGCCGCAAAATGGCGGCTCGGCGTTCCAAGTTTAAAAGGCGTTCTAAGTTAAGACAAGCGTTACGAAAAAGAACGATGACATTAAGAAAACGAAAAGCAATGGGGCTACAATGAAGTTAATAACAGAAGTCACCGAATCACTACAATATCTTGCTGAAGAAAAAGACGGCAAGAAAACTTTGTTCATCGAAGGTCCATTTCTCCAAGCAGAAGTGGTAAACCGCAATGGCCGCAAATATCTCAAAGAGACCATGGCCAAAGAAGTTCAAAGATACACCGAACAATATATTAATAAAAACCGTGCCTTTGGTGAGCTGGGTCATCCAGACACCCCATCTATCAATCTAGACAGAGTATCTCACATGGTCGTGGGTCTCCGCCAAGAAGGTAATGATTGGATAGGCAAAGCAAAAATTCTTGACACACCTATGGGAAACATAGTTAAGAGTCTTATCGAAGGTGGCGCACAAATTGGTGTGTCGTCCCGTGGTATGGGTTCTCTTAAATCTGTTAATGGCATCAACATAGTTCAAGATGATTTTCATCTAGCCACAGCGGCGGATATTGTAGCAGACCCCTCTGCTCCAAATGCTTTCGTACAAGGTATCATGGAAGGCAAAGAATGGGTGATGGTAAACGGTGTATGGACAGAACAACAATATACTCAGGCAAAGAAGGCAATTCAAGAAGCTTCTAAGGCTGATATAGAGAAAGTAAGTCTACGCATTTGGGAATCACTCGTCAAAAAACTTTAAATATAAATATCCAATATAAATCAAGGAGATTTTTAAAATGGGAAAATTTAATCTGTCCGAAGCCGCTAAAGACATTCTTTCGGGTAATGTTTCTGGTAAACAAAGTGGCCAAGATAAACCAGCCAAACTATCTGGCGATGTAGCATATGGCACCGGTGAAGTAGATGTTGGTCACACACCACTCAAGACAACCGATGCAATTCCTGACTACACAAAAGGTACACCAACAGCAACTGCTCCAGGTGCAAAACCACCTGTTGGTTCTGAGCCAATGAAGAAACTCAAAGGCCAGCCACAACAATCTGATGGTGTTGCAATCGAACAACCTGAAGGCAAGACTGGCAAAAACCAAATGCCTTTAAATAAAGGTTCTGTAGGTGTTCAACAATACGAAGAAACCGAATCTGACGAAGAAGTAGTGGCCGAAGAAAAAGAAGAAGGTCACGAAGATGAGGCTCAAGATAAGGCAATGATGAAAAAAATGAAAATGAAAGAAAAAATGAAGGAAGATATGGACGCTCTGTTTACAGGCGAAAATCTTTCTGAAGAATTTGTTTCTAAAGCAACTACCATTTTTGAAGCTGCCGTTATTGCTCGTGCTGAAGAAGTTATTGCTGAAGCCGAAACAGAATTGATGGATCAGTTTGAAGCCGCCATTGAAGAAGTTAAAGAAGATTTGGCTGCTAAGGTTGATGACTATCTCAACTACATGGTTGAAGAATGGGTCAAAGACAACGAAATCGCTATCGAAAAAGGTCTCCGTGCCGAAATCGTTGAAGATTTTATTACAGGTTTAAAAGGTTTGTTTGAAGAGCATTACATTGACATTCCTGCCGACAAGGTAGATGTTGTTGAAGAACTCACTTCTAAAGTTGAAGAACTTGAAGAAGCTTACAACGAACAAATCAAATCTGCCATTGAGATGAAGAAAGAACTCAATGAGCACAAAAAGTTTGAGGCTATTTACGCAGCTTGTGAAGGCCTTACGCAGACTCAAGTAGAAAAACTGAAGTCACTTGCAGAAGGTGTGGAGTTTACTACTGATGAAGAATTTGCTACCAAACTATCAACATTGAAAGAATCATATTTCAAAGCTGATGTTAAAGTTGCTGATTCATCTGCTTTAGACGAAGTATTAGTAGAAGAAGAAAAGAAAGAGAAAATAATCTCTGATGATCCTTCCATTAATATCTATGCAAAAACCATTTCACAAACTATGAAGTAAAATACAACAAAAAGGAATAAAAAATGTATTTGACAGAAGAACTACAAAAGAAATGGCAACCTGTTCTGGAGCATCCAGAATTAGAAGCCATCAAAGACCCATACAAGAAAGCTGTTACAGCACTTGTTTTGGAAAACCAACAACAAGCTATGCGTCAAGACCGCATTGCTTTGAACGAAGCTGATCCAGGTCCTACAAACGTAACTGGTGGTGTTCAAAACTTTGACCCAATCTTGATTTCTTTGGTTCGCCGTGCTCTACCAAATTTAATCGCTTATGACGTTGCTGGCGTTCAGCCAATGACTGGTCCTACCGGTTTGATTTTTGCAATGCGTGCTAAGTATGTTGACCAAACAGGTTCTGAAGCTTTCTATAACGAAGCTAATACAATGTTCTCTGGTAAAGGTTCTGC